CAAGGGGTCAGATTTAGAAAAGACGTGTTATTTGTGAATGATAAACGTGAGACCCCTAACGACTTGCTAAAAAAGGTATCGAGGAGCATCGCTATGCACAAAGGGGCATTCGTACACGTGAATTACAATGGCTTCTATGAGAAGACAAGCGTGCAGGTGTTGCCGTATAAGAATTGCCGTCTGGGGGCTAAGGATAGCAGTAGTTATAGGGGCAAAGTGCTGGTTTATAACGACTGGGATAAGATAACGAATGCTAAGGATAAGGATCAGAGCGTAGTGGCGATTGACCGGTACGATCCGCGTCCGGAGGTGATAGAAGCACAAGTGACAAAGGCTGGTGGTTGGGATAAGTATAAGGGGCAAGTGTTTTTCTTAAACCTTGATAGGAATGATACCTACCCGCTGGCGTGGGCTGATGTGGTGCTATTGGATTGTGAGAGTGAACGACTATCAGGGATATTTACCCGCAACGGCTTTAAGAAGGGATTTTTTGGCACTTATTCATTCGTTACGCTACCGATGGAGAGCGAGGCGGAACGTGAGGATTTTAGGAATGAACTTAAGAAGAGCATAGGCGTGGAGGCTGAACAATCGGTATTTCACTTTGAGACAGAAATGCAGGGCGATAAGCTGGAGAATAGCGTGCTGATTAAACCGATAGAGAGCAATATCAAAGCGGATATGTTTCAGTACGCTGATGAGAAGACGGCTAATAATATTCGCAAAAGTTATGGTAACGTACCCCCTGTACTAATTGATTATGTGGAAGGCAAACTTGGTAACACTTCTGGGGAAAGCCTTAAGGAAGCACGTATTTTTATGCAAGAGCAAACGCAAGAGGAGCGACAAGATGTGCAGGAGATGTTTGAGGAGTTATTCGATGGCTTTGTGAGGGATATTTCGGCAAATGGGCTTTTTGAGATTAGCAAATTAGTAGATTAGCAAATGAAGTTATTGGTAAATAAGCAGGAATGCAGCAAATATCTGAGCGTTTCGCTCTTCAGAAAGGAGGAGGATTTTAACCGCTTTATAAGGGAGGCGCAAATGTTTGACCTTAAGGGGCTGGTAAGTGAGGCTTTTTTTCAGGATTTGACAAGCGAAACGCCTATAAGAGATTACACGTTATTGCTTGATGGGGGTAGTTATACCTTTGAGGGCAAAAAGTACGAATTTGCAGGGCTAAAGGCGGTTTTGGCGTACTTTGCTTATGCGCGGTATATATTCGTGGGGCATCAAGTTGATACGCCAATGGGGATTAAAGTGAAAGAAAATCAGGACGGGGAGACGATAAGCCAAACGGAACGGCGTGATGTGCGAACGATGTACAAGCAACAAGCAGATATGCTGTGGGAGGACTGTAAGCGATACCTTGAGAGGACTGCGTCTAATATAAGCGATTGTAATGATGGTTGTAGTGAGCGTAATAGAGCGTATAAATCAAGAATGAGAATGCAACTGATATGAGATGTACATTAGGATTAAAAGATATTAGTACAGATTGTGGTTATAAGCCCCTGAAGGGTGTGAAGCACAGAGTGCTAATGATTAGATATGAAGATGTAGATAGGGTTCGCAGCGTTGTAGGTTATGGTACTGCTACAGTAGACTTGTATCTGAAAGGAGGCAAAAGCGGCAGTATGTTAGAACTTCAGGAATATTATAAGATTAATGGAGTTATGCGCTATAATAGCGGGGTGTACACTCAGGAGATAACAATACGCATAGGAGACACTCGCAATACTAATGAATTTGTACAAGCGGTTAGCGCATTGAGTAATGGTACGTGGGTAATGGTTGTAGAAACTATCAATGGAATATTTGAGGTGTTAGGATTTGGGGGCGGATTGGTACTAACTTCAGCAACTCGTGATTATAACACTAATGGGGTATCTGTAACATTAAACACTCCATCAGGACTAACAGAACGACAAATGGTATTAGTGTGGGCATCAGAGGGAATTGATGAGACACAGAAGCGTAATCGTTTTGATAGCGGACTTTCGGAGAGAAAACGAAAGATATTTGATTTTTCTTTTGATAATACGTTTGAATAAAAAAATGATATGGGAAGTTTAGACAATAATATTAGACTTATAAGGAATGAAACAATAGAGGGAGGTAATACTAAGGAACGTATCGCTGAAACTTTTGAATTATTGGCTACAGAATTAGAGAGAAAGGTAAACAAGGATGCAAATAAGGGGCTTTCTTCGAACGACTTTAGCAATGAGCATAAGAATAAGTTAGAAGGCTTACAGCAGGTTGATATATCGGGCTTACTGAAGAAAGGAGCGTATACTGGTAATGCATCGAGTTTGAAGGCTGATATTGATAAAAAGGTAGATAAAGTAGCGGGTAAGGGGCTATCGTCTAATGATTATACCAATGAAGAAAAGCGAAAGAATGAAGAAAATGCGCTTAAACGTGTTGCTAATATTACAGTTACTGGTGATGTAAATAAGATAATTACTATAACATTTGCCGACAGCACTGTAATGCAAGCCCCTTTTAAAGATAACGACCATATCCCTTTAGCTGATGTGCATATGAATTCGCTAAACTTCAATGTTAATACGGGTGTACTAACAGGAGTAAAGAGCGACGGCAATGAGATTACAGTATCCTTAGAAGGGCGTTATTCATTGATAGGACACCACCACGACGAGCGGTACGCGCCTATAACCCACCATCATAATGAGTACGCCCTCCGCACACACAGGCACAACTGGGATGATATTGACGGGAAGCCTAATAACCTCGCTACTACTGAGAGTGTTAAATCAGCAATTGAGGGGATACAGATTGGGGGAAGGAATTTATTGCGAAATAGTAATAAAAAAATTACTAATAGCAATTATAATATAGCAATATATCAATTAACAGAAGAACCAAAAGAAGGCGAATTATTTACTATTACTATAAAAGGACAACTAGGAGCAGGTAAAGATGTTTTTGCAATTTATAATAGTGGTGATGCTGTTGAATTAACGCAACTTTATAATAAAGGTAATAGTATTCATCAAAATACGTTCAAATGGAAAAAATCATTAAAAGGCGGAACAGATGATAATAAAACTGTTTGGGTTTGGACTTATGACAGCTCTGTTACTGTTGAAAGTACAATAGAATGGATTAAACTCGAAAGAGGTAATGTAAATAGAGTTGATTGGTCACCTGCTCCTGAAGATTTAGATTTTTACAAAAATACTATCAACGAAACAGATTTATATAGTACTTTTAAGCGGAGAGATACTGGTAGTTATTCTGTTGATAACGGAGGAGGTTTTGGAACACTTTTAAATTTTAATTCTGAAAATTCAACTTCTTCAATAGAGTTTTACAAAAGGAATTGGTATCCTGCAACAAGATTAGGTGTTAGAAATTCGGTAGACAATAACAGATTTAATGATGATGGAGGATATTTTAGGGATTTGGCTTGGTATGAAGATATACACAGAGTAGGTATAGCTGTTTCAACTAATTACACTGTACCACCAGAACATCAAAACAACACAATATTTGTAGAAAATTCTTTAAACATAGAATTAAATCGGCTACAAAATATGGGAAGTATATCTTTCATTAAAACCTTTGATACTGGTGCTGTAACTTTTACTTGTGCGGGGAAAAACATAATATATCCTTTTGATAATACATTCAATGGGAAAAAAGGCTCTACTGCTGTGGTTAGTATTTACAATAATGACTGCTATATTCGTATTAGTAACGTTTAAATATATACAGATGCTATGAATGCAATACATTTCTTTGATTGGGGACTTAAAAGAAAACCTAAGCTAGATTTGTGGAATTTATTTTTAGTTTTGAGTGATGCATTTCACTCTAATAAATTAAGTGCTATTGCAGATTTAAAAATAGCAATGGATAATACTTCTAGAGTTAATCTTACGTATCTTAGTTTACAAACTCAACAACCTCCAGAAACAAGTTTTATTGAAATTAATTTCACAGTCCCAGAAGATATTGATGAAAATTATTTACTTAGTTATAGTTTTAAAAATATACCTTATTTTTATGAAGTGTGTAAGTATACAATATGGTTCTTTGATGGGGCAGACGTTGGTAGATATGATATGATAAATACTGAAGAATACCCTTTTACAGTTGGAACAACAATATCTTTAAACAAAAAATACAAGAAAAATAGCTATTTAACACTAATAATAAAAGAAAGATAATGATAAACTATATTTTACAAGGCTTCGGCTTCACCGGTTGGCGAGACTTTATTAACTCAAGTTTTGGACATATATTTTCAGTAAACTTTATAGCTGTTGATGTGGTAGTGTCCGCTTTTATTGGCTTAGTACATTTCCTATTTGGCTTCAATCACTTATTCCTTGCCGCTTATGTGGTGCTGATACTCTTCGAATGGATAACAGGAGTATTGGCAGCATTTAAGCGTGGTGAAAGTCACGAGAGCCGCAAATTTGGGCGTATGCTGCTTAAGATACTTAC